CCAGATGCGGCGGTAATCAAGCACCTCTGCACCCTTCTGGGTGACTACCTCCTCGAACTCTATTGCCTGTCCTGTAGTAAATGTACCTTCACACTGCCACGTATCTCCGGGATTCGTACCTGTAATGATAGCGACTGTGACGAGGTTAGTTGTAGGGTATCGGGTGTTCCACTCCAAGATGATGTTGTCCGTCATCTCAGTCGTCCAACCGCCCTTACTTCCAGAGGCATTGGTGTTGTTATTCCTGACGTTGATCCGTCTAAACCCTTGAGGATCAGGACCAGCTATAACATTCATGTCTATGTCCATGTTATATGGTGCAAAGAACTTCTGGTCTACTTCCGCTGGCGTTTTGTCGGTTATATTAAATTGGACGAACTTTGTTATATCAGCCTCTCCACCAGTCGTATAAGGAATATCAGTGACCAACAGGATCTGCCCGTCTTTCCAGCGACCTGCTGCCTCTGGTACTGGGCGGTCGCCATTTGTAATAAGTATTGTTGCAGGCATTAAAATAGCCCCTCAATCATAGGCCAAAACGTATACAAGGCAGCAGAGATACAAACAATAGCGAGTATGAGATTCTCTTCCATTAAGTAGTCTCCTGAATCCAGTAGTGCCAATAGGTTGTAGACGGGTCCAACCCAGTTAAATCTACAGTCTCCTGCCCTGCTGTCGGTGTCAGGCTACTTGATTGTACAGCACCAGTCCCTGCTTTGAGGTCTGTAGCTGATGGTGCTTGATCCGACTCAGACAAGTACCAGTAGAGAATCCCACCAGAGGTGTCAGTGGTACAGCCTATGGTTGCTGTGGTCTCTGCTACTGCTGTGGTTGTGTGTGCTGACAGGACGGCACCGACAGGGCCACTTGCTATTTCATAAGCACCAATCTCCCACGGTACAGAGCGAGTATTGCCTGCGATATCATCAGTAAAATCACCAGATAAATCTACGCCTGCACCATCTAAAGCACCACTTGCTGCTGGCGTGTAATCACCACCTGCATAATCTACAAAATCACCAGCAACAACCCCAGTTACAGGGTTTGAGCCTGGAGCCGTCCCATCCTCAGATGCATTATTGGTTGATGACGCAGAGGGGCTTCCGTCAAAATCACTCGCGCCACAATCAAAAGCAAGACAGTTCTTTATTATGTCGTCAGCCTTTATAAAATAACCTCTAGAACCACAGCCGATAACTGTACAATTCGCAGCATCAATATAATTGGGACTCGAACCATCCTGAATTATCCCAGTTGCACTCGATGATGACATTGGACCCACGGTACAATTGCGCAGAGTACTAACTGTATTTGCTAAACTCGAACACTCAATACCGTAAGATGTACCACCAGTAATGTTAGGCATTGAGCACATCACGCGCTCAAGTGTATGTACGTGGGTAAGGCGAATACAGGATGCGGAATTAAAAGAAGCCCTCGTGTTAATGGCCTCTATATCCTGTAGAACTGTATAGCCTTGTGTACAGTTCATTATATCTGCCGCTGTAGCTGACTCAACCATGTAGAAACCAGCTTTTGAAACCCCGCCATGTGCATGCCCAGCAGCAGCTCTGACAGTAATGAAGTTGGTCACGTCAGTCGTCCAACCACTGATTGCTACGTTATCCTCAAGACCAGTTGGAAAGTCTCCATAGCACTCAAGTACGTGAGTATTGCCAGCAGCCACTAAATCAGACTGCTCACCAGACTCCGAAGCAGACATGGTTTGATAGAAGTCACCAGTGCCCTGGCCCCCACCTGGATTGCTTGGGCTACCCTGATCGCCATTAAGAGATAATGTGGATAGGATTTCAGCCATTCAGATACTTCTCCCGGACACTGGCAAGCATAGAGGTATCCAGCAGGAAAGTGCGCCTGTCCAAGTTTGCCTCCTTCATAACTTTACTCTCATCATATCCAAGCTCTTTACAGGCATCCTGTATAGTCATCTCATGCCACATCAGGTCTGCGATCCTGTGCCAGTCTATCTCTTTCAATGAATCCACCACCACATCATGGGCTGGGTCATAAAAGCTAATACATAAGACCCTGCCACCAGCAACACAATACACAGCACTGCAAGTGACAGGTTCTTGATCATCACTCGATGACCGTACCGCCCAGCATAACCTCTGCCTTCACTTCCGGAGGCGCATCTTCCATAGCATCTTTTAGAAGCTCATAAGCTGCCAGACTAGTTTCAATCAATGCCTTGGTGACAGCAGCATCTACCTTCTGCGCGTAGATCATCTCGGTGCCAGGATACAGCTTGAATTTCTTCGTGCTGATACCGGCGTTCTCGACCTCGATGGTGATATTCATCGAAGAGGTGCGCTCAGGCCACTCGGGTGGATCGTTCGGATTGTTTCCATTACTCATGTTGTTCTCCTGTTTCAAAAGGGTTGGGGCCGAAGCCCCAGTTAGTTACTCGTTCTGACCTGAAATCGGCGGTGTATTTACCAGCGCCTTGATCAGCATACCTAGGGAGGCAAGATCTGCACCCTCAGAGTTGGCTGATGTATTCAGAATCATCTCGCTGGCCTTAGATACAACCGCTTGGTTCAGGTTGTTCCAGCCAGCTGCGGCAGTAACTGCCTGCGCATACATCTGGTTCTGAAAAAAGGCCGGGGCATCACCCAAGGTCTTCAGGTTAGTTGCCGCTACAGACTCGCTCTGCTCGCGGACGATTTGACTCGAATCGTCAGTTGCTTCTTCTGCCATTAGGAATATCTCCTGTTTTGTTTAAAGTAAGTGCGGCCAACAAGGCCCACTGCCACGGATGACAGGAAACCGTGTACAACAGGCCCTGCCAGCCGCAAATCCCCGAATATCCGCGCTGGGGAGACGCTGTAGGGTGTTAGGAACACCCTGGATTCTCATATTATTCATCCAAGTGCAAGAGGAAACTTGTAATAGTAACCAATCCACCAGCTGTAAAGTTAACAGTATCAAAGGTCAAATCGCCTCCACTACCAGTTATTGTTACAGGCCCTTGGAATTGTACAGCACCACCAGCTGATGTCTTCATACGGAAGTATTGTGCTGTACCAGTAGCGTCTGCAGATACATCATCGCCGATAGAGCCAGCAGTAGCAGTTGCCCTGTCAGTACCATCTACAGCTCCGCCAAAGGCTGGATTAGCCAAAGCGTGAGTTGATAATAATGTCCCAGCATCTGCCAATTCACAAGTAGCTGGCAAAGTGCCTTCAAATACTTGTAATACACCAGAGGTTCCAATAGTCGCAGTCATAGCATCCAATCCTGCTATAGCGGCGGCGGTTGATTTACGAGTAGCCATGAATTAACTCCTATTTATCTATTCTTGTGACCAGGGCGGTGCCTGACCAACGTTCAACAACATCTGTGTTTTCCAGCTCACCGACTGAAATCTTTAACCTCTCAAACCAGCCATCTGCCACTTCATAGTTCTTAGCAAATAACTCGATTTCCGCGGTGATGCCAGCTAAGTATATATCTGGGTAATCCACAGATAGCCAATTGGTATTAGCAATAGTGTTGAGATTTGGTAACTTTTGATAGTATACCATCTCAATAGTCTGCTCACCATTAGGCTTAGGGAATATCTGAATCTGATCACCTATGACAGTATAATAACTAGAACCTTCATAAGGCTTTCCCTGTCTCTTGTTAAAGATTTCAGGGCTAAGATAGCTAACAGTACTGATAGCATGATCAGTAATTGGGCTATCGCTATTAATCTGAATGTCTCTCATACCTGCATAGTCAGGCGGAAGTCCATAATAGTCTTGCTGATCTACTGTAGTAGTAAATGCCCTAGCAGATTGCTTTCTAGTTTTGAGCAATCGGTTGATCCTTGCCTCGACCATAAGGATATACATATCCATATTCTGGGAGACTTCAAGGTCATACCTATCAGCATATGCAATGGAGGCTGCTACTAGTTCATCATATGTCATAACTTACCAGGCCTCACCAGCAACTTAGGATTAGCATTCAATCTAGCTCGCCTCTCAGCATCTGTAGAATTGAACCAATCAAATCCTTCTTCTCTAAGCCACTTTTCAATTAGCACTAAGGGCACTCTGGCCACCTTGTGCAAACCATCACTATCCCCATAACCAACATTGCCATGAGAATTGTAGTGTTGTTTGTTAAGGTCGAGAACACCCTCAACATCCTGAAGACGCCGAATGGTAAGTTTGCCATCACCATACCAGTACTCTTCAGTGATACCCATGCGAGGGTCATATTCTCGACTAATCAACTTCATCAGCCATACTTCCCTTTAGGATACATAGAGGGCTGTGAGCCAGTCTTGTTAGCAGGCTTCTTTACACGACGATCCATCAAAGTAGTCTTTGGCGGAACTGTCTTCTTTGTAAACTTTCTACCCATAACATTTCTCCAAAAAGGGCCAGTAGGGTGAGGGAACCCTACTAGCCAATGCCCAACTTACGACGTAGCTAAACCATCAATCACAAAGTGAGCATCTGGGTTACAGACTTCTAAAGTAGTCTCCCAAACAATCTCCTTGCGCAGAGAGTCACCGTTAATGGCCAGGTCCTTGGATGATGCAGGACGCAGGTCAGCAAGACCATAATACTCAGTGTCCAACAGGAACAGCTTGTTGGCTTCTGAGAAACGATCAGGGGTAACTGTTACAGTGTGGAAGTCACCATCATACACATCAATAGAGGCAACCAACTTCTTGTCATCAGTGGTTACATATCGAGTGCTAGAAGCGGTGAACGTGGAGATCACTCCGCGTACGTGCTTACCACAAAGGGCCAGGATATTCTCATTGCCACCAGAGTTCACCCATAACTCGCCAAGACCACCTTTCAGGATGTCCTCATCCAGGGCAGTAGCTACACCAGCAGTACCAGTATCAACACCATTACCAGTAGGAGGAGTACCGCCAGCATCAGCAGAATCCCAGCTAGTATCTGTCATGTAAGTGACAAAGGAGCCCATTTCACGAGCAGTAGTGTCATCACCAGCTACTTTAGCATTGCTAACGCCAAATACAGCACGCTCACAATCACGCTTCATAGCCTTCATACGGCGAGCAACCTGGTAAGCCATTTCTGACTTGATGCCACCACCTTTCAGGACTTTCTCCTGGGTGCCGGTAACAACAGCGTGTTTCTTGAAGATCTGAGTGTAGTTGCTCAAACGAGAGCGAGCTGCAGCATCAGCTGGACTTGCATCATCACCTTCAACGTGAGCGTTATCAGCAGGATCTTCCAGGACATCAGTCAGCCAGTCGTGAGAGGTCGCAGTGGACTTCATCTTCTTGCCGTTGGTAATCCCAGGGGTTTCAGTTGGAGAGACATCCCAAAGGATGAAACTCAAGTCTTCCCGGTTACCACCAGTGGCAATCGGTTCATCATATGAGCTATGCGCTCCTACGGCTTGTGTCATTTTCTATACCTCTACATTCTGTCCAAGATAGATGCAGCAACATCTTGCACGCGACCAGTCTTCTTAGCCTTAGCCTTGCGAGCTTTCACTTCGCGAGCCTTAGCCAAACTTTCCGCATTACCTCTGTTGCTACCCGGTTTCTGGAATTTGGGAAGGTCTTTTTTGACACGCTTTTTAGAAACTGCAGCTTTACCACTACGGTATGCCTGAGCATCCTTAATCAAACGTATCAAGCGGTGGTCATTGACTCCTTGGGCATCCTGCTCAGTAAAACCATAGTTTGATAAAAAATGCTTTATCTCACTAAGTTTCTCAGTTCTAACTGAATTATCAGCCCATTCAGGATTATCAGCAATCATAGCACGTTGCTGTTCAGCAAAATACTTATCTGCTTCAACTTTGAACTTCTCAGCCTGCTCTGCCTGGATACGTTGTGACTCCTCAGCAGACAGCTTCTGAACTTGTTGAATCTTCTGTGCCCTTTCCGCGTACTCCTGTCGTAGCGCGGTCCAGTTAGCAGGGTCTTCAGTTCGTAGCCTATCCCAGTCAATACTGTTGTACTCACCAACCAGCTCTTGCTCTGCCAACTCGCTCAGTTTTGAAACTCCCTGAACTCGCTGTTGAAGCTCTTGAATAGCCTGGTTTTTCCCTTCATCAAACTCTTTACGCTCAGTTTCAAGCGCCATAGACTTGTTATTGACATGGCCTTGCAATTGATAGCTAGCGGCCAGATCGCTCAGCGGTACTGGCTTCGTCTCACCATCAATAATAGCATTGAACATGTATTGTCCACCCTCACCCTCAACGATACGTTCATCGTCAATTCCGAGGTAGCCAGCTAAGGTTAAATCCTCAGCAATGTCTTCCAAGCCTTCTTCATCAGAACCTTCATCTTCTTCAGAATCCGAGTCGGCATCTTCAGGTAGCTCATCTACGATGGCATCCTCTGATCCTTCATCTTCCTCAGCCTGCTTCGGTTCTTCCTCGTTAGGTCGCTCAAACAAGATTGACTCTAACTTATCAGTGACACCTTGCATCGACTCATCGGTAGCAGTATTGTCATCAATTCCCATTGTTCATTTCCTCTAAAGTTTTTTGGGCCATCTTACCTGTATTGATATAATGCCAGAAGTGATCCTTCATGCTCTCCAATACATTCATGTGCATTTTTATGCTAACAAGAGCATCAGTTTCTGATGACCCTGTATTAACAAATGCCTCGAATAATTCTGCTTTCTTAGCCTCAAAGAAAGGCTCAACTATTTGTTCCCACGCACGCTTATGATTATCTCCCTGCGCAACTTCTACCTCAAGTTTAAGTTCAGTTCGCGTTTGCATTGTTTTCCCTTGCAGCTTTAGCTGCTTCTTCTATACGCATTTCCTCAGTTTCATAGTATTTTGTTCTATCCCAATACTTAAACTGTAATTCTTCATCTTCTGACAGCTTCTGAGCGAGGGTTCTTGCTTCCTCAAGCTGTTGTCGTAGCCAATCAATCTCAGCATCAGAGTTTTGTTTATGTGCTTGAAGTTGATTCTTGACTGTATCATTCTGGGCTTTGAGTTGAGTGTTCTGCCCAGCAACCTCAGCTTTCTGAACTTCAGCATTTGCAACCTTAACTTGAGCTTGGATAAGGGCCATATCCTTTTGCTCTTCTTTCTGCTTTTGTTGTTGCATGTTCTGGCCAACAGCTTGAGCATTTTGCTGACCTTTTTGAGACTCAGGATCAAGAAAATACTGTGCTGCACTTGGAAATCCACCCAATTTAGCAAAGTCATTAAGCAAAGCGTATTCTTGCAAAGGTGTAACCAACGTTTGCCCTGGCATTTTCTTGATTTCTTGCTGCTGAATCATCAATCCATTCAGTGTAGAACGCTGCTCAGTCCTATTTCCGCTGCCTGTCCCAACTCTTACAGTAGTCCTAGACCTACTTGACCAGGATTTAGGGTCAACTTTAACCCATTGGCCTCTAAACATATACTCTTTAGCCAAATCTTGGTGTTTAATTACCTGGTTTCTGATCATATAACACAGAGGTTTGATACCAGTCTCAGCCAATACCCTGATCATCAGGCCTACTAGCTCTTCTTTCTGGCTCATCATCCTCTCAACACCTTGAGAGCCGACTCTATCTCCAATCATTGAGTCAGTTACAGGGCCTTCAGGTGACACTCCTGCTCGACCAGCACGAACTTGGTCAAGGTAATCCATCATTTTATAGGAATCAGAAGAAAGTGGTGTTGTGGGATATGGTATGACCGCATCCGCTGTCTTGGCTCTTATAATACCACCTGGACGAGATATCATCAGGTCATCTAGATTGACCATGTTCTCAACAACAATTGTTCTTTGGTTATTCTGGAGATACATGTTGTCAAGAATATTTCGCCACAGCGCCGTCTTCTGATTTTGAATCTCAATCAGGCGATCATATATACTAAGCCCAAACAGCTTATGAGACATAAGAATAGCAGTCGACGATATGAAGGGTATTTCATCAATTTCCTCGATATCCAGTAGTTGGCTGGGAGAATCCCAACCTGCAACCGTGACTTTAACCAGCTCAGCGATTCCATCTTCATTTGCATCCATTCGCATATAGCACTCAGAAATCTCAACGAGAAACTGAGATGGGTCATTAGTGATATCACCGTCTGGTTGAACAGTCTCGCCTTGCATATAGAATCTGTAGTCAGTATCAGACTCTTCTGTATCATTATTAGGCAAGGAATCAACTACTTCTTTATCATATCCCTCTGCTATGAGGTCACTTCTAGACTTATAGGTGACATGAGCAGTAAATCTAGCATCTTTTAAGTCAACAGAATTATGCATACGGTTGACGCGGAACTCTTCAGGCGGAACAGACACTACGCAAAGCTTGCTATTCACCTTAGTGCGCTTAACCTTGATATCAAAGGTAGGTATCTGGCCTTCTACAATAGTCTCTTCCAGAACTTCAATCTCTGGATCAGAAACAATCATATTATATTCTATCTCTGTAAGACCAGTATAGTGCTCTGTAGTCTCATCAGTCTCATTATTATAGAATACCTTAATGAATCCATTCTTCTGCATCAGGGCATCTTTGGCAAACTGGTGCAAAACAATAAAGCCATTATTGTCTTTCATCAATATGTCATAAACATACTGGGATTCCAATTCCGCCTGTTTTTCATCACCCTCGAACTCAGGGTCAAAAGTAACCACTTCATTGTTCTGGGTGAATGCTTTCATCACCTCAGGCATTATCCATTCAATAGCATCAGCTACGTCAGTGGAAGTTACATTTGACCGACCTTCAGGAGATTCAGCAGAATCACCTAAATAGGCTGCAAGAGCTGCCTGACGGTTATATTCAACCTGATCATTCTCAATGCCGCCAGCGGCGCTATTGAGCTCCTGTCCGACGATGTTAAGTATCTGATCTGAATCAAGCATTATAGCAAGTCCATTCCAACATCAACTCGATCTTGCCATGTAGGCTTCTGACCACGAGCTAATGTATCAATCCAATTAATTAAACCTTCAGGCCTGAGCATACTCAAAGCACCGAGGTATCCGGGCAATTCTTTTCCATTATTCAACAAAGAGGCTAAAGCACCAGTCTTGGGATTAGTATAAGGACTGGCATCGTTCTTAAATGGGCTACCAGCCTTTTGAGCAATATCAGACATACTAGTTATGCCAGAGCCACTTTTTGGATTACCTTCAGCATCCCACTTATACCTATAGGCAATTGAATCTTGTGGTTTATCTATAAGTTCACTAAGTTCTATTGGCTTAAGACCACTATCTTTAGTCTTTGTGTAAAAAGGATATTCATCAATAGGTGCATCTAATCTTGCTTGAACAAGTCTCGCCTCGTGCTCACCCTTAAGTCTTTCATATTGAGAATGAGGGGATAGTGTTTTCATCTCATTAGATACTTTATGCGTCTGATCATTCAAATATCCAAGACGTTTAACTAGCTGATCATGCCTTTTCACATTACCTTCTTTTTTAGCTTGATCTATTAATTCTTCAACTTTATCATATCTTTCCACAAAACTTTTCAGCTGCTCAAGCTTATAATTCCACGCAGCATTTGTAAACAGCTCAGGACTTCCGCCAAATGCAAAGTCTTCTATATCTTGGACTCCATGTTGGCCTTCGTGCATAATTGTACTAAATAAATCTTCATCAAGCATACCTGGGTTAATCTCAATAGATTTACTATCTGGAGAGTATGCTCCTTTAACACCTCTAGATATATCATCTGGACTTAGCGGTGATATAGGCACATTTCTAAGTTGAGGATAGTTTTCAAAAAGCTCAGGATGATCAATTAGTCTTCCCAAAAAGCTATATCCTTCTGGCTCTCTTAATGCTGCTAATTCCTCTGGATTAAACTCAGCATACTTATCTGATATTTCAAATCTGGTCTGTGCATCCATACCTTGGAAGTAGCCAGTCTCATCCCATCTCTTCTGGAATTCGCTGGGCTTCAAATACTTCTCAGCTAGCTCCTTGTTAAACTTCTTAGCCAGTTTACCAGCAAAGATAGCTTCTGACTCAGGAGAATGAGTCATGCCATAAAGGGCAGCTGCAGCAGGGGCTCCTGCTTTAGAAATACCGCCAAGTCCAAATACGCCAGGCATTACGGGTTCTTGTTGTACGTAGCGTCAACTACGCCATCATTGTCAACATCAACACCAAGTGTAGAAGGAGTTGTTGCACCTCCGCCTGCAGCTCCCATAACCTTAGCTTGTATGGCTTCTACAGCAGGTGCTCCGATGTAGTATTCCAGACGAACACGACGACGAAGTTTTTGCCATTCTTCTTTAGCATCAAGAGCCATTTAGACCACCATTCTATCAGTTAGTGAATAATCAATGTTAACTCCCCAATTCTCATTGGAGACTACAGAACTACCCTCGCCAGCTCCTACCATCAGATACTGTAGTGCGTCAGCGACGTGAGAATATCGTCCTTTGTCAGGCTTATCCTGGAAACGCTCTTGCCCTGAGACAGCCATTCTTTTATACTTATACCCACCAGCGAGGGCCTTACGGCACATATTAGCTTTAGGCCCAATAAGGAATCCTGGGTTACCAGCAAAGTCCATTCTGGATAGTGGTGCTGCAACTGCTTCACGGCGGATAATAAAGTCATTGGTATAGGTTGGCCAGGCGACAATTCCTTGTGCAGCAAGAATCTGGAATGGAGTAATTTCGTCTGTTTGGGCTCTCTGGTCTCCAGCAGGGTCTGCGTAGATTTCAAAGGTGTAATCTGGATAGTCATGATTGATCTTTTGGTTAAGGAGCATACCAAAGTTTTTGGCGCCCATATCTTCAGTTACTAGTTCATCAAATATGAGCCAACGACCTGCTGCGTTCTTTTGTCCAAATATCGCTGCTGGAGTGAGTCCAAAGTCTATGCCAACATAGACAGTCTTTCTTGGATCTATATCAATGTCTTCATCAGTAGAGTGACTATCATCTTTGTATTCTGGGAACACAGGCTTGCCATCCTGTACAAATCCATATTGTCCATGGACGTATACGTTAATCCATTCCTTGTCCTTGCCATCTTGCATATTGTAATAGTATGATGATGGGAGGTTCTTGGTGTTCTCTGCTTTGTCACAGATTCCGCTGGGTTGCTTGAACAGCTTATAAGAGGCAGGACGATCGACTTCAAATAGTTTATACCACCAGTGATCAGAGTCAGGTGGGTTAGTATCCATGATCAGGCCATGCCAGGTCGGACCGCCTTCTCCATGTCTTTTCCTCGGGTAGCGTCCTAATCGTCCAATAAGCATATCAAGGATGGGCTTAGGGACTTCTCTGGCCTCATTGATAAATCCGCCTGTGAGCTCAAGTGATAAGAGCTTCTTAACATCAGAAGGCTTATCAAGAGCACGGAAGAAGAATTCTATGTGACAGGTTGTGCCATCGAGCATCTGAATGCTTGTTATAAACTTCATATCCATCTTTAACAGGGTTCCCTGGGATTCAGGATACCAGTCAAAGAAAGTCTGCATGGTTGTATCCATGAGCTCGCGGTACGTATTACGGATAACTGCCCATCTGGTTCTTCGCACACCATCAGGGTCAGGATTCTGCAGAAATGACTTCATGAACATTTCTATGATGCATGCAACTGACTTTCCAGAACCAATTGGGCCCATGAGGGCACGGACAAAGTGGTTATCTTGATGGAACTTGGCCATTGTTTTGGATGC